AACACACACACACAGACACACACGGCACGTCAGCGCTAAACCTACACGTATGCAATATGAAAATAAAATATGCATGAATGCTAATGTATATATACAAGCTACTAAAACGGAACAAGTTGCCCTCCTCGTGCTGTCGCGGAATACACCGTACTCAACACGTTTCCAATGTCCTGATGGTTGTTTACGACGAAATTCCAGGCCCGACCCATTGTTGACGTAACTGCGTCAACAACTTTAGAAGGCCTGGTGTCCTCGTCCTCGATTGTGACCTGAGAAGGTCGACTATTCGCTTCAACGATACCAGTAATTGGCTCAACACGGTACTGGACAATTTTGGTGAAATCAATGAGGTAATCATTGGTAGTAGCGGCGTTAAGATTGTTCCAAACGAAGCCAATACCACGAATGTCCTCCCCAGAAGGCCCACCAGTGAGGGTGGAAGCAGCGGTTGCAGCAGTGCCAATGGTGACACACCGATCTGCAGCGTCATGGCCGGGATTATAACCACCTGTTCGGTAGTGGTACGCAGAGTCATAAGGCGACCACTTAAGTTCAACGCCCTCAATGGGTATGCGTGATCTAACAGTCGCATAGTTGAACAAATTCGTGATGGACGCAGGGTAGCCCGCTCCACCGGTGAGAAGCGCACCAAGTGGCACGTTCTCCAAGGCAGCAATGGTTCCTTGGCAAGTGGAAAGTTGGCCAAGGTACATCATCTTCATACAAGCAGACAAACCAACCGCGTCTTGCACGTAGTTGGTTTGAATCAGGTCATACGCAGCGTCCGGGAAACATTGCGCTGTAGTAGCAGCGGCAGTTCCGAAAGGGACAGCAACGGTGTTTAATGGTGCAGTGTCAGGAGTGGCAGTTTCAAAATAGAAACAATTCGCCCCATGAGTAGCAGCATTATCGCCCTGATTGTGGTATGAAGGAAACCAAACGCAGTATCCTGAAGTTCTCGCGGCGACGGTGTGGATGTTTTTGGTCATACGAATACGCCTAACTTCAGCCGAGCCGGAAACGGCCGGGTAAAGTGGCGCCTTGCAAGGGTCTGCAATCATACGAGCCAATGCAGAACCAGCACGTCCCAAATTGACACGACCTGGCCTGCGACCTCCACTACGCTTTACACGAATATTTTTAATAATAGTAGTTTTGCCATTTTTCTTTGATTTTCGAGTGGCTCTCGGTTTTCTATTGTTCTTCTTAGCATTCTTCGTAAGTGATATATTTAACCAGGCGAACCCACTCAAGTTGCCTGGCGAGTGGAGTGATCGACTCCACAACGGACTGACTTAGCTCAGGACCGGCAGCGGTTGGCACCGCACCCGGCTTGGACTTAATTGTGCTGTTAAACCCTGGCCACCACAGCCATCTTGAAGGAAACACAAACACAACCTCGTTGTGCTGATTTTGGCCCCGTGACACACAGACGGGCCGAATCAATCGCCAACTAATAACCATACGTTGCACCAACGACATCAAACGTCGAAAGCACACTATACGGGTTATCCAATGGTGAGCCCCATTGATATTCAAGTTTGATTTGGTCAAGTTCCCTTTCCATGTGCATCTGCACAGGTATGGATGGCCCAAAAGCACGCATGAAACTCTCTCTCGCAAACATGGTAATGGGCTTAGTTTTGCTCTCCATTCCACGTGCTAGGTACTTCATGCCACTCATTGTTCCATCATCTTTCATTTGACGCGGATTTGACCCGCGCATCAAACTAAGATAGAAACTCTGCATGATCGGCACTCCAGACGTGAGTGCCAAACCACACTGGCCAACAGCGTCGCGCTGGTTATCCCATTCCTGCTTGTTGCGGATTGGGTTCAAAGACACGACATCCTTGGCCATAGACTTCCAAACATCCCGAACTACAATTGTGGTGTCCGGGTCCAACTGTACTGGTCTACACTGACAAAATTCGATATGCTCCATCTCATAAACGGGTTGCTCCATCTTCATCGTGAATCCAAAGTCCAAGAACCAGGCCTTTAACCCGGACAACTTGTACAACTCGTCCTTCTCAATGATTAAGACACAATCATCACCGTTATTCAGAAGCTCAAACTTAGTGATGCCAAGTTCCTTCATGTATATCCAAATCAATGCGCACATGATTGTGCAATTGCCCAGAGCTGTGTTCATATCACCAGACGCCCTGGTGCCTAATGTAACGTATGAGGCTCGCCATGTGGCACCGCGTACCTTGCAACGATTTTGCAATTGGCGGCGCAGCAACTTGGCTAACTCAACACGTTCAGCTCGACTACATCGATTAAACATGTAGCGGTATATCGCATGTTCCCACTCCAACATTTTCCAGTGCACATGCTCATCAAACCGCTCGGCGTCCAAACCTATCGCAACAGGCTTGGAGAACTTTGACCACTTCTTTTTTATCAGCATTCCCGTCTGTAGGGCATTCAATCCCTTAGTTACAGTTGCCTCACCATATACCTCGGCAATTCCTTCATAAACACAATGTTCTACATGTTTAAGGTATCTACCTAAAGCTAAGTTGTAAAGTGGCGTACGAGGAAAAACTATTCTAGGTGCTGACGGTAAGTCCCCACCCCCCATACGACCACCAAACTTGGTACCTATCGCCATCTTTTCATACTTGACGAATGCCTTCCCGATGGAATCGCGGGCTATATTCAACTTCTGCAAACCATAATCCTGCGCAGCAGTAGTGTAGACGACCAACTTCTTACCCCTATACCCTTCAGCGAATGCTTCGGGTGTCACTGGGGAATATGTATTGCCGACTTCACGTTTCAACAGTTTTGCAAAAGGACGCAGCCTTGTCGCTATATCTACAACGGGCTCAGGAGGCGGTACCCACTGATCATTTAATTTTACATAAAATACACGCTCTAACACACCAGACACAAAGTTCTCACAGCTATTCTGTGGAACTACTACTTGACACGTACTACCTATATCGCACATGCTGACTGCCTGTCTGGGTTTTTCACTGCCTGCTACAAGTTGCACCTTAAATTTCGCTTTTAAACCGAGAGGGCCACGCCCTCTTGGGCCGTGGTCAATCTTTACCATATCGGGTTCAAGTACAGTGATTCGGTTCATAGCAACAACTCTTCGCAAGCAGATCTAATTGGCCTTTGTGAACTTTCCGAAAGCGTTCTGGCCAAGTCCTGCCCGATACTCCTCGAGTGAGATGCGCCCGAGCACTAGTTCACGCCACGTACATGCCACACCAGGCACAGTCACAAATTCTGTGATGCGCTTGCGGTATGCTACTGACGAACCGGCTCTCCTTGACGCAACAATATAATGATTTGGAACGAACGCAAGCATAGCAGATGCCTCTACGTCCCTAGCAACATGCACCTCAGCATGCCCATGATCCAACATCATCTGGTATATCCACTTACGCACGACGCTATAATGCGCAACGTTCGGTACTGCCAGTACATCCAAGGGAAATTTGGATTGAGCGAGAAGCGCCATGCGGACAATGAACTTGCGTCTATCACGTCGCGGCTTCTTCCTGCTCACAAACTTGTGGTAAAAGAGTGAGTCTCGATCAGTCTCGATATTCCTCATCACTAGTTTACTCTGCATCATGCGGTAAGCACTCCATCTCAACGGCACGTACTCGTCCTTAAAGACGAAACGCACGAACGCGGGAATTGCTTCAACTGGGTCAACGAATGGCATTGGCACAAAAGGATCAACCCCAAAATGTGCCATGGTGAGCGGAAAGTTAGAGTAGAGGAATGGCTTCACGGTATTTGGGAATTTGGGGTATTTGAGGTCCTCCCATTCCTTATCCATGTGCTGCTTGATAAAGTCATTCAAAACCTTCGGTCTGGATGGGTTGCGCTCGAAGAAGACGTCCACATAAGCAGGTGGTTTTGGGTCTCCTTCTGGTCGGTACTTACTCCCGAAAAGCGCCATCAGTTGTTCTGGTGTTTTACGCTCATCTCCTTCAGTGCCAACTAATTTTGGGTCCCAACCCTGCTCCACGTACTTCCTGCGCCACGTCCACTCCTCCCGCTCCGGATTTGGAACCTTACCACCTCTCTCATCGAAGTATGCCTTCGCTTGATCATATGCTGCATTATATGCTGCCTCATACGCCCGGTAGATCTCGCGGTTGAGTATAGACCTAGCCCA